TAAACTGTATCAGCTCGGCAGTTACGACGACACTAGCGGTAGACTGGAGTCGAACGACACGCCCGTATTCTTAGTCAATGCTACGGACATGGTTAAACCAAATTAAAAAAAAATTCAGTAATAAAAAAAATTAAATAGGAAAAAAAGAATGAAAACAAAACCAAAATTAACATTCAAGGGCGAAAGTAAAAATGTACTTAGCCGAGCCCATCAGAGTTTTAAAAAAGACTCTGATATTAATAATATAATGACCAAGTACAAAAAAACGGGGTTTCTGGTAGACCCTAGTCAAGTTAAAAATTATAGTCGTCCTATGTTCGGCGACTTCCAAGACTTACCAGACTTATCTAGCCATCTAAACAGGCTAAAATCCGCCAATGACGCATTTCAGCGTCTTCCGGCGGTAACAAGGGCTAAATTTGAGAACAATGTAGAACAAGCCCTAGCTTTCATATCAGATGAAAAAAATCTTAAAGAAAGCGTAGAACTCGGATTGCTACCTAAGGAGTTATTACCAACTCCGCCGGTGGATAATACAGTTCAACCACCGGCAAAGCCACCGGTTACACCACCGGCAGGCTAAAGCGGTCAAGCTCTGCTTGACCGATCCAACCTACGGGCGGAAGCAGACCATATATATTACTTGATATAAATGGTCTGACTGACACCAAAAAATGGTGGAAGGAAAAAAAATGGAAAAAAAAAATGTAATTGAACAAAAAGATGATCAGGAGTATGATCATTTTGTAATCAATTTCAAACTTAAAACACACAAAACGCATTTTATAGTCATGGAGGATCTGGCCCAGTTTATACTGTATAGACTAGAGCCAATGATTAACAACAAAAAACATTGTACGTTGTTCATAAATGACTTAAGCGTTAAAAAACAGGAGTAAAAAATCATGAAATCAGTTATGCAACACGATTTCTCAAAGATACCGCAAGCTAATATTCCACGTTCGGTATTCAACCGAGATCACGCGCACAAAACAACGTTTCAAGCCGGGTATCTAGTGCCTTTCTATATTGACGAAGCACTTCCCGGCGACACATTCAGTTTAAGATCAACAATATTTGCCAGAATGACAACCCCAATATATCCAATTATGGATAATTTGTTAATGGACATTCATTACTTTGCGGTACCAATAAGGCTAATATGGGAAAACTTCCAAAAATTCATGGGCGAGAAAGAAAATCCAGACGACGATTTCGACTACATAGTTCCGCAAATCGTTGCTCCCGCTGCGGGTGGATGGGTAAACGGTACACTCTCCGATTATTTCGGATTACCATTAGGTATCAATTCGCTTTCTACTTCAGCGTTCTTTCATAGAGCGTACAACCTGATATATAACGAATGGTACCGAGATCAAAATATACAGGACTCCGTTGTCGTAGATAAGGACGACGGTCCAGACGCAGCAACGGACTACGTATTACTACGTAGGGGCAAACGGCACGATTATTTCACCTCAGCATTACCTTGGCCACAAAAAGGGCCGGCAATAGAAATACCACTGGGCGACGAAGCGCCAGTCCTCGGAATAGGTAAGGACACCGGCGTATTCGGTACAAATATTGCGAACCAAAGACAAAGCGACAATACTGTTGTAACGTTCCCCTTCGGGGCAACGATTTACGGCGCAGGCGGAGCAGACAACAAATACACTATCGAAGGCGACGCTGCAAGTGGCGGATATCCAAACATCCGAGCGGATTTATCGCAAGCCACTGCTGCAACAATCAATGTACTACGCGAAGCGTTCCAGATTCAAAAACTATACGAGCGGGACGCTCGGGGCGGTACTCGATACACCGAATTAATACGCGCTCACTTCGGCGTGGTATCACCAGACGCAAGACTACAACGGCCGGAGTATCTCGGCGGGTCAACGAGTCGGCTGTCAATGACACAAGTCGCGCAGACAACACCAAGCGAAACAACTCCGCTGGCTACATTATCAGCAATAGGTACAATCACAACAAAGGACAGCGGATTTACAAAATCATTTACCGAACATTGTGTTATTATCGGCCTATTGTCCGTTAGGGCAGACTTAACATATCAACAAGGCCTTAACAGAATGTTCACACGTTCAACAAGATTCGATTTCTACTGGCCCGCTTTGGCTCATTTAGGTGAGCAAACGGTACTTAAAAAAGAAATCTTTGCGGACGGTACTGCAACGGATGAGGAAGTATTTGGTTACCAAGAACGTTGGGCCGAATACCGATACTATCCGTCAAAAATTACTGGTCAATTTAGAAGCTCATTTGCTCAAACGTTGGATGCTTGGCACTTATCGCAAGAATTTGCAGACCATCCGACGCTATCGCCAGAGTTTATCGTAGAGAATCCACCAATGGAAAGAGTGCTAGCTGTAGCGAATGCACCGCACTTCTTTATGGATTCTTATATTCAATGCAGAACAGCCCGGCCCATGCCAGTATATAGCGTTCCGGGATTAATTGATCACTTCTAAAAAAAGGAAAATTAAAACTATGGACAATATACCCGAAGCCATAACATTCATCATTGGCGTGCTGCTTCGCCACTTTTGGCCTAAGAAATGGCAGAAAGGGGGTTAAAATGGGCTTATTCTCATGGATTGGATCAAAAGTATTGCCATTTATACCAGTAGTCGGTAAAGCAATAGGCAAATTCCTAGGATCTGACGCAGGCGGTACGGCTGCGAATGTATTAGGTTCCGTCCTAGGAAACCAAGCAACAAATAAAGTTAATGACTACAATCAGGCAAACTGTGAAGCCACTCAGCAGTGGCAGGAAAGGATGGCAAACACTGCACACCAAAGGGCAAGGGCTGACTTAGAAGCTGCAGGGCTTAACCCTATGCTTGCCCTAAATCAAGGGGCTACTACCCCTTCAATTCAATTGCCACAACAACACGACCCCGGCCCTGTTCTATCAAGGGCCGGACACTCCGCTATGGAAACACGACTAGCAACTAAATCCCTAATGGAGCAAATAAACGTAATGCGTAGTCAGCAGATGGTCAACAACGCAACCGCGTTATCCATTAACGAAGATACAAACAGAAAGTCAATTCAAAATGAGTTAATAAAAGCACATTCAGCACAAGAGATTCACCGTATAGAACATCGAGGTAAGAGCAAACGTTGGATAGAAATTCAAACAGATATACAAGACGCTTTAGACTTAGTAAATCCATTTGGAAAAATTAATGCGAGTCAAGTGTTTAAACCTGAATAAAAAAAAGGAGGTGATGAAAAAATGGCGAAGCGATTTCGTGCAAAAAAAAATCAGGACAGAAGGATGTTTAGTCAAACAGCAATGCACGTTAATGGTAGAAATACCAATGCGAAACCACTACGCGGTGGTTACAGATTATGAGCTGTTTTCATCCTCTAAAATGCTATATCTCAAAACATGTCAACAAGGACACTGGCAAGCGGTCAATGACATTTGATATTGACTCCGCACTTATAGCACAACCTCAAAGAATAGCCTGCGGTCGTTGTATCGGCTGCAGGCTAGATCGTTCCCTTCAATGGGCGGTTCGTTGTATGCATGAAGCAAGTTTACACGATGAAAACTGCTTTATTACTCTAACATTCAACGAAAAAAACATAGGCGATGGCAATCTTCGTGTTGAGGATTTCCAAAAATTCATGAAGCGACTACGCAAAAAGATCTTCCCGCAGAAAGTAAGATTCTTTCACTGCGGGGAGTATGGTGCAAAATTCCAAAGACCACATCACCATGCCTGCTTATTTGGTTATGACTTCCCCGACAAAATAATACTTCCAAAAAAAGGCGGAAACGACCTTTATATCTCCCAAACATTAATGGAATTATGGCCTTATGGGCATAGCACCGTCGGAAAAGTTACTCTTGAATCAGCGTCATATGTAGCTAGATACGTATTAAAAAAATGGAGTGAAAACAATCTTACAGGCGAGGAATTATACGAGGCCATGCAAGCGTTCAAGAAAGACTGTAACGCAGACTTAAAAAAGGCACACTATAAAGGAAAAAAAGAAGAGTATGTAACAATGAGTAGACGACCGGGGATAGGTCAAGCGTGGTATGAGCAATTTAAAACTGACATATATCCGTCGGATACGGTTGTCATAAACAATAAGCAATACAAAATTCCAAAATATTATGATTTAAAGTATGAAATTGAAGATCAAATAAAACTAATAAAAATAAAACAAGAAAGGATTAAAAGAAATCTCAATAAAAAAAGAGATCAAGAAGAAAGACTAAAAGTCAAGGAAAAAATAATGATGTTAAACCTAAAAAACAACCAACAAAGGAACTACGAAAAATGAAACTAAATGTATATGCCATCTTCGACGAGAAGGCCTGCACCTTCTCTCAACCTTTCACACAAAATCACAATGGGCAAGCAATCCGGCTGTTTCAAGATCTGGTAAGAGATAACAATTCAACAATCAGTAAACATCCGGAAGACTATAAATTGTATCAGCTCGGCACTTACGACGACACAGGCGGTGAACTGGAGTCGAACGTTACGCCCGTATTCTTAGTAAATGCTACAGACATGGTTAAACCAAATTAAAAAATAATTCAGTAATAAAAAAAATTAAATAGGAAAAAAGAATGAAAACAAAACAAAAATTATCATTCAAGGGCGAAAGCAAAAATGTGCTTAGCCGAGCACATCAGAGTTTTAAAAAAGACTCTGATATTAATAATATAATGACAAAGTACAAAAAAACCGGGTTTCTGGTAGATCCCAGTCAAGTTAAAAATTACAGTCGTCCAATGTTCGGCGACTTCCAAGACTTACCCGACTTATCCAGTCATCTAAACAGGCTAAAATCCGCTAACGACGCATTTCAGCGTCTTCCGGCGGTAACAAGGGCTAAATTCGAGAACAACGTCGAAAAAGCCCTAGCTTTCATATCAGATGAAAAAAATCTTAAAGAAAGCGTAGAACTCGGATTGCTACCCAAGGAGTTATTACCAACTCCGCCGGTGGATAATACAGTCCAACCACCGGCAACGCCACCGGCTACACCACCGGCTGGCTAAAGCGGTCAAGCTGTGCTTGACCGATCCAACCAACGGGCGGAAGCAGACCATATATAATACTTGATATAAATGGTCTGACTGACACCAAAAACTGGTGGAAGGAAAAAAAATGGAAGAAAAAAAAGTAATTGAAGAAAAAGACGATCAGGCGTATGATCATTTTGTAATCAATTTCAAACTTAAAACACATAAAACACATTTTATAGTCATGGAAGATCTGGCCCAGTTTATACTGTATAGACTAGAGCCAATGATTAACAACAAAAAGCATTGTACATTGTTCATAAATGACTTAAGTGTTAAAAAACAGGAGTAAAAAATCATGAAATCAGTTATGCAACACGATTTCTCAAAGATACCGCAAGCGAATATTCCTCGTTCGGTATTTAACCGAGATCACGCACACAAAACAACGTTTCAAGCCGGCTATTTAGTGCCTTTCTATATTGACGAAGCACTGCCTGGCGACACATTCAGCTTAAGGTCAACAATATTTGCGAGAATGACCACGCCAATATATCCGATTATGGATAATTTGCTGATGGACATTCATTACTTCGCAATACCACTGAGATTAGTATGGGAAAACTTTCAAAAATTCATGGGCGAAAAAGAAAACCCCGACGACGATTTCGATTATATTGTTCCACAAATCGTAGCCCCTGCGTCCGGCGGTTGGACAAATGGGTCACTATCCGACTATTTCGGATTACCGTTAGGTATAAATTCACTTTCCACATCAGCGTTCTTTCATAGAGCGTACAATCTTGTCTATAATGAGTGGTACAGAGATCAAAATATACAAGATTCCGTAGTCGTAGATAAGGACGACGGTCCTGACTTGGCAACGGACTACGTATTACTCCGCAGAGGAAAAAGGCACGACTATTTCACTTCAGCACTACCATGGCCACAAAAAGGGCCAGCAATCGAGATACCACTGGGCGATGAAGCCCCAGTATTAGGTATCGGAAAAACTACTGGAGTTTTCGGTTCAAATATCGCAAACATGCGTCAATCAGATGACACTGTCGTCACGTTCCCCTTTGGGGCAACAATATACGGCGCAGGTGGTTCAGATAATCAGTACACAATCGAGGGTAGTGCCAACTCAAGTGGATTCCCACGAGTAAGGGCCGACCTTTCACAAGCAACCGCTGCGACGATTAACGTATTGCGGGAAGCGTTCCAAATCCAAAAATTATACGAGCGGGACGCTCGGGGCGGTACTCGATACACCGAATTAATACGTGCTCACTTCGGCGTGGTATCACCAGACGCAAGACTACAACGTCCGGAGTATCTCGGAGGTTCAACAAGTCGGCTGTCGATGACACAAGTAGCACAAACAACACCAAGCGAAACAACACCGCTGGCTACGTTATCGGCTATCGGTACAATAACAACAAAAGACGCAGGCTTTACGAAATCATTTACAGAACACTGCGTTATTTTAGGCCTGCTGTCCGTAAGGGCAGATTTAACGTACCAACAAGGCCTAAATAGAATGTTTACAAGATCTACAAGATTCGATTTCTACTGGCCTGCTCTGGCTCACTTAGGGGAGCAGACTGTACTTAAAAAGGAAATCTATGCAGATGGTACAGCTGAAGATGAGGAAGTATTCGGTTATCAAGAACGATGGGCAGAATATCGATACTATCCGTCAAAAATCACTGGTCAATTCAGAAGTTCATTCGCACAAACGCTGGACGCTTGGCATTTATCACAAGAATTTGCCGATCACCCAACGTTATCACCTGCGTTCATTGTGGAGAATCCACCAATGGAAAGAGTGCTAGCAGTAGCAAACGCTCCGCACTTCTTCATGGATTCCTACATTCAATGCAGAACAGCCCGGCCAATGCCAGTATATAGCGTTCCGGGATTAATAGATCACTTCTAAGGAGAAAAAAATAAGATGGACAATATACCAGAAGCACTAACATTCATCATTGGCGTACTGCTTCGCCACTTTTGGCCTAAGAAATGGCAGAAAGGGGGCTAAAATGGGTTTATTTTCGTTTATAACCAAAGCAATACCTTTCGTAGGAAAAGCCCTAGGAACGGTCGGCAAGTGGCTAGGAAGTGATGCAGGAGCAACAGGAGCCAACGTATTAGGCACTGTATTAGGCAATCGAGCAACAAATCAAGTAAATCAACAAAATCAAGAAAACTTTGAAGCTAACCAGCAGTGGCAGGAAAGGATGGCAAACACTGCTCACCAAAGGGCAAGGGCCGACTTAGAAAAGGCAGGGTTAAACCCTATGCTTGCCCTTAATCAAGGGGCTACCACCCCTTCAATTCAATTGCCACAACAACACGACCCCGGCCCTGTTCTTTCAAGGGCCGGACACTCTGCGATGGAAACAAGATTAGCAACTAAGTCCTTAATGGAGCAAATAAACGTAATGCGTAGTCAGCAGATGGTCAACAACGCAACAGCGTTATCCATCAATGAGGATACAAACAGAAAGTCAATTCAAAATGAATTAATTAAAGCACATTCAGCACAAGAGATTCACCGTATAGAGCATAGAGGTAAGAGTAAACGCTGGATAGAAATTCAAACCGACATACAAGACGCTCTAGACTTAGTAAATCCGTTCGGAAAAATCAATGCAAGTCAAGTATTTAAACCAGAATAAAAAAAAGGGGGTGATGAAAAAATGGCAAAGCGATTTCGTGCAAAGAAAAATCAAGACAGAAGGATGTTTAGCAAAACAGCAATGCACGTCAATGGTAGAAATACCAATGCAAAACCACTACGTGGTGGATACAGATTATGAGCTGTTTTCATCCTCTAAAATGCTATATCTCCAGACACGTCAACAAGGACACTGGCAAGCGGTCAATGACATTTGATATTGACTCCGCACTTATAGCACAACCTCAACGAATAGCCTGTGGCCGTTGTATCGGTTGCAGGCTAGATCGTTCGCTTCAATGGGCGGTTCGTTGTATGCATGAAGCCAGCTTACACGACGAAAACTGCTTTATCACTCTAACATTCAATGAAAAAAACATAGGCGACGGAAATCTTCGAGTAGAGGATTTCCAAAAATTCATGAAGCGACTACGCAAAAAGATCTTCCCGCAGAAAGTAAGATTCTTTCACTGCGGGGAATATGGTGCAAAATTCCAAAGACCCCACCACCATGCCTGCTTATTTGGTTATGACTTCCCCGACAAAATAATACTTCCAAAAAAAGGCGGAAACGACCTTTATATCTCCCAAACATTAATGGAATTATGGCCCTATGGTCATAGCACCGTCGGAAAAGTTACTCTTGAATCAGCGTCTTATGTAGCTCGGTATGTATTGAAAAAATGGAGTGAAAACAATCTTACAGGCGAGGAATTATACGAAGCCATGCAAGCGTTCAAGAAAGACTGTAATGCAGACTTAAAAAAGGCACACTATAAAGGAAAAAAAGAAGAGTATGTAACAATGAGTAGACGGCCGGGGATAGGTCAAGCGTGGTATGAGCAATTTAAAACTGACATATACCCGTCGGACACGGTGGTCATAAACAATAAGCAATATAAAATTCCAAAATATTATGATCTAAAGTATGAAATTGAAGATCAAATAAAACTAATAAAAATAAAACAAGAAAGGATTAAAAGAAATCTCAATAAAAAAAGAGATCAAGAAGAAAGACTAAAAGTCAAGGAAAAAATAATGAT